GTAACAACTCCAAGTGCTAAAGTAGAGGCACTATCTGCTTGTGCTTTTACCCAAGATGATCCATTATGACGAATACAATCTTTTGCTGAAAATCCATGACTAGATTGGGTTACATCTGTAGTTGAGCCTCCTGCTCCACCACCCCCAATCTCTTTTACAGTACCCCCGTCATTGATATATAACTTCTTTGCAGAAGTATCAATAGCAATCTCTCCAGATGCAATGTCATCTGTACCTGGAGTGTTAGTACCTCTTTTAGGTTTAATTACTACGGCCATAGTATTATCCTATTATGAGTAAGTTCCGCCGTCTACTAAATTTGTCCATGCAGGCGTTCCACTGTTGCTATATAAAAAATACCCGTCTGTTCCTGCTGCAGTAACTGATAAAGCGCCAGTTCCGTTACCATAAATAATTCCATTATCAGTAAAAGAACTTGCTCCGGTACCTCCATCTGCTACTGTAAGATCGGTGATTCCTGTAATTGATCCGCCTGTTATAGTGGCATTAGCAGTTTCTATATCTGCCACAAGTGTTGCTACTGCATATCCAGTTCCACTTGTATTTACAGTAGTAGTGGGCTCTGCTTGTAAATTTTTAAATAATTTCCATTTCTGATCACCCGCATCTCTAAATAGTCCTGTGTATTCATCTTGAGATCCGGAATCATCATATAATCCATAAAAACCAATATCTACCGCATCACTAGAATTATTGCCGGTAGCAAGTGATAACATTGAGTCTGCAACATTTACAGTAGTGGAAGAAACAGTAGTAGTTGTTCCCGATACTGTAAGATTACCAGAAATTGTTACATTAGTTGGAAGTCCAATATTAATTTTATTATTTGATACTGTAGTTTCAATTTCATTCGCAGTACCTTCAAAAGTAAGAGTATCTGTTCCTACAGTAACAGTATCATTTGAGCCGCTATCGGCAGCTATTGTTAAAGTACTACTTTGAGCTATCCAACTAAGAACTCCAGAACCATTGGTTGATAGTACATACCCATTAGTAAGATCCCCAGGAAGAGTATAAGTTAAGTCATTAGCAACTGCTGCAGGGGCTTTTAATGATACATAATTTGAGCCGCCTGAAGTTCCTTCGTAAAGCTTTAATTCACCTTCATCTTTTAATCTAATTTCATCAAGATAAGAGTTAGCATCTGCAATTAAAGCACTACTTGCTGTTAGGTTACCGGGGGTATGATCCAACATATCCGTGAAATGCTTGCCACCAATAATTTCGGGAGTATTTCCCCCACCACTAACATTTCCTATTGCAAGGCGCTTTCCATAAGTTCCATTATCCCCATAGGCATAAAATAGTTCTCCCTGAGCAACACTCGAAGGCTTACCAGTTCCTGTGGTTCTTTTAATTTTGATTGTTTGAGCCATTTATAAAACTCCGAATTATCCCTAATAGGATCCTGCGTCTACTGTATCAGAGTCGCCTGCAGCTGCGCCCACCATTATGGGAACCCACTGAAAAGTACCTGAACTTGTCTCGCGATAGACTTTAAATTGTTCATCATCGGTATCATACCATGTATCTCCTTCCTGTATATTAGAACCAGTTGGAGCGGATGCACCACGAAAATCTTGATCTGCTAATTGCTCTAAAGCTGCTTGAACATTGGTAGCAGTTATTGTTTTATAGGGAGTGACAACAGAATTAGCTGCTTGCTGATACTGAAACCCTACAGCAAAGTTATTTACACTAACACTAGTTGTAGTATCAGCTAACGTAACTCCAATACTATTATTGTTTGTTACTGATACTGAGGTTACTTCTTCTGTAACTTCTACTTTTGTACCTACCGAATCTGGCATTACCTAGTTACCTCTGGATTGATAGTAACACTACCTTCAATTAGTCTTTTTACAGTTGCATCACCAGATGTATGAATTTCTAAATCATATACATATCGACCGGCTGCTATGCCTGCAGTAGTGGAGGAAGACATCTCCATTTTCATTGTTCCGGCAGAAGCATTAACTACACTCACAGTAAAACTTGCCGTCACGCTCGAGGCTGCATGAGTTGAACGCATCTGGGCTCGGCCTGAGTAGCCGGTAAGATTCTTAGCTGATCCTGACTCTGTAATTGTTAAGTCAATAGCAAAGTCGGAGCCTTGATCGATCACTAAGTCATATGTTGCTGCAGTCATGTATATTCTCCATTCTAGAATTATATCTCAAAGGACATATTTAGTCAAGTTTTATTTTTGAGGTGGTTACTATGAACCTAGATAACCAATTTTTACTCGATCTTTATACGTGCTATTGACAGAATCCCACTCTTTTACTTCTATTTTTGCGGTACCTTTGTCCCCTGTCATAAAAATTCCTGCGGCTCGGGGTTGAGTGCCTGCATTTTGTGCCGGTTCGCTACTAACTATTGTTAATTTTTGTGCTGAGACTCCACCATCAATAATAACGTCTCCACCAAAGAAAGCAGTAGCTTCTTGCCAAACATTACCTGACGCATTCTGAGTATTATAGTGATTAACACTAGTAGTAGTTAGTATACATCTATATGCTTTAGTAACATTAACACTATTAACTACTATGGCATGGTCTCCAAGAATAGCGTATCCCCTACCTGTTGCGGAAGCTAATAATCCGGTTGTAATAGATTGTTCGTTAATAGTAGAATCAGTTCCAGTAGAGATACGAAACATTCCAGGACCTGGAGTTCCTGCAGCTCCTTGTGCTGTACTATCTTGTCCATCTACTCTCCAAGAGTATATTACAGCGGTTGACCACCCTGAATCTTGAGGTGCAGCCGCATCAGACGTATAACGCCGTTGTGAAATCCAAATTTTGTCGCCATCAGCCTGTAATCCTGGGTTAGTTGTTACCCAGTTACTACCACTTGCTACTCCATTAACAGGGTCTGCATAAGTCTGATTACTATTAGTAGGAACTTGACCGTCTATATTATTCCCTGAAGTAGTTCTCTGGTAAACATATTGTACATAGGACTTTTGTCCAGCAGCACCGTCTACTGCATCATATTGTACGGCAGTTTCCCAAACCCAATAAGTAGTGGAGCCCTGTGCTGATGTATGTGCGGCTCTTCTACCAAAAGATGCGTATAATTGATTACTTCCAGCAGGTACTGTGACGGACCAGGAGCTGGGTTGATTATTATTAGCAGTGTTGGCAGCAGCTACTGCAGCTGCTACTGTAATTTGATCATCGGGTGGTTCTGTAGGAGTACTAGTGGCTCTCATATAAATTATTGCTGTGGACTCTCCGGTCTGTCCAGCAGCAGCTACTGCCATACTTCCTCCAAGCTGGAAGCCATCAACGGCATTATAACGAAAATAGTTTGTTCCGTCCCCGATATCAATGACAGGATAGTAGCCACTATTACCACTAGACCCCGATTTTTGTACGTGTCCGATAAAGATACCATCATCTGTATCTGGAGAGGCTACAAAACTACCTGGGGCTGATTTATTTGGTGTATGAATTTGTCCCGAAACCTGATTTCCACTACCATCTGTTGTACCAATCTTAATACTACTTTGAACTTCTAGTCCTCTAGTGACTGTAGTATTTGCAATTAAAGCGTCTGCGGATAAAGTTTCACTAACAATTACACTTCCGCTAAATTCTTGAGTTACAAGAGTACTCCAATTAGTAGCAGTTATAGAACTCATTCCATTATCTGTAGTACCCGCCGCGTAAGCCACCGCATTTCCTGTATAAATTCTAGTAGCTGATTCTGATCCTGATTTTAATACGGTGACAATATCATTTGGACGAATAAATCCATCAGGGGAAGCTGCTGCAATATGAGCGGCTATCTTTTTAGCAGTCGCTACATTCGGAGTAGTTCTTGGGCCAGAATTATCCGTTGCTGCCCAGTGATCATACTCTGTAGTTCCTAAGTCAACAGGAGTATTGGTATCTCCAACATCAATAATATGGGTCGCTCCAGCACGGATAGGGTCTGGAATTTTTGTAAAATTAAGAGTTTGGAACTTGATTCTAGCATCGTCACCGGTTCTATTTGCTTTTAGCTGCTTATTATCTAGTATTCTCAGTAGAACACTTGCATAAAAAGGAGTTGTAGTACCACTAATAATACCATTAGTATCTGCTTGTAAAGTGATCTTACCATTGCTAGTATCTAATACCGGAGAGCAGTTTGTTCCAGTAATACCATCGGTTTGAATGGCACTACCACTAGGATCCTGATCTGTGGTCTCATTATTAGTGTCTCCATAACTGAAAGTGTTATCTGCCACATTAGAGGTGAATGGAGCATATGTTAATGCTTGGCTTCCCTCTGTAGTAACCCTATATATTGTGGGGGTGCAACCACCGAAATCAGTTGCATCAGCAGTACCATCGTTATTTGCATAGAATGTATGAGTTGCATTGTTAAAATCTAATTCATATCCGGGCTTACCGATGTCTATAGCACTTAAAGATATTTTATCCTTGGCTATTTCTTCAGCATTTGCAGGTACTCCATTAGTGTTATCTAATTCGAATACATTTACATATAAAGTTACCGAAGCCCCATTTAAGTTACCTATAGTACTATTGTCAGCGGGGGATTTAGGTTCATAATCAAGGTGTAACGTAAAATCATCATATGCTTGACTATTAGAACTACTACTAGAATCCCAATGATTAACTCCTTTATATTGATTAGAAGTATTACTAGCACTAGCTGTAGCATTATTACTAAGAATATAGTCTTTAGTGGCTGCATTACCATCTTTATTAATACTTATCCAATATTGGTATTGCCAGACTTTATTACTTGCCAAATTACTAGGAGTAACTCTAAAAGTTAGGTTTCCACTAGGATTAGTTCTTACAGTATTATTATAAAAAACTACCACTCCATTGGTAGAAACTATAGATACTTCCCCTACTTCTCTTCTCTTTGTTACTGTACCTGATATACCATTTCCCGATACTGGGTGCCAAGGGCTAGCAACTGTTCTAACACTTGTACCATTGGGCCCTTGTACATTTACCTCTTTTACGTGCCGTATCCAGTGATATCTTGGTTGATCTCCAGAGCCCATAGGAGTATATTCGAACTTAGTTATTCCTCCAGATTTGCTAGAGTTCTTTATTCCATCTAGCCAACCTCTTTTACCTTCCTCATCTATTTGTGTGGCTCCTCCTGTCCAAGGAGTTATATTTGAAACAGGTGCTATGGATGAAGTACCGGAAAAAGATCCTACATAATTATTCCAGATCTCCGTATTAAAATTTGTATTCCATGTTGTTCCATCTTTCTTAAAACAATCAGAATGATTAGTCCATGAAAGAATAAACTTTTCATTATCAGCATCAACAGAAACTGCTAAATTAGTCGGTGCCCCTGGGGCTTGTAATACAGGATTAGCAGGACCCTCAATACCTACAATATCTGATTTTCGTTTTTTGATTAAAAAGGATTCATCATTATGCTCGATTGCAGTTACTTGAACAGCACAATCTTCACGCATGTTTAAATTAGAAATTCTGTAATATTCTCCTTTTTTATATACTTTTCCTAGAGTAATATTACTTGCTGGTGCGACAGTGGCAACATCTGCTTGATTAGTTTTAAAAGAGGTACTATTAACCACTTCAGAAACTGTAAAATATGAATTATTAAAAGCTGTAGCACCCACACTCCCATGCCCTTGAGGAATACTAATATCTTCATACCTAACTACATCCCCTACCTTAAAACCATGAGGGGTAGAAGTAGTAGTTTTACCTTGTGTGCTAAATTCAACAACTGGAATATCATCACTCCCCCATCCAAATCTAGGGTAGGAGACTTGTATGATAGTTCCTGCAAGAAGAAGATTGCCTTTTGGCTCCATTATAAAATTTATCTTCTTCCCATATCTACTCTGATCTAAATATTGTTTGGCATTAATTCGAGCATTAAAGTAGTTCAGAATATGCGGAGTTTTTATATCTTGTTTTTTAGGAATATTTCTATCTTCTGCTAAATAATTAGAATTAAAATAAGTTACAGCACGATTACCATAATCTTGCTGGGGGTCTGGAAAGTTAACACTAACTGTATTTTTAGAGTTTTTCTGACCATCGTCTTCTACAGTAATTGCGCCTACAATATCATTTTCTCTTATTATTCGAGTATCATTTGCTCCAAACCCTTCTAGAACCGCAGAGGATTGTATATCCAATTCATACTTTCCATTAGAGTATCTTAAAATTCCATTAAAATGAGCTAATAAAGTATTTATATTTGCAAAAACAGTAGTATTGGTGTCAATAACGGGGCAAGCTTGGTGTCGTGTTACTTCTCGTTGGTTTTGTGACTGCCACCCCAGATATCTCCAATATTTAACATCATCTGCGTCATATAGAGAGTAGCCATTAACAGTAAAGCCTGTTCCACTCCATGATTTAATAAATGGATTGCCTTCAAAACTAACTGAACCAGTTGAGGCGTTTGCCCCTTGAGAAGCAAAACTTCCTACATAAGGATTTAAAGAAGAAGCTCCTGAGCCCGAGCCAACTCTATATAAAGTTATAGACTGTCCAAACGCACCATTAGAACTAGGAACTGTAACTGTCTTAAAAGTAGTTTCGGTATTAATCCAGAATCTTCCCGTAAAAGGCTCCCACAGTAGATCTCCTGGGTTATAACCCTTCCAATCAAACCATTTATGTCCTAATTTTCCAATACAGCTTGTAAAAGTAACTTCTTTATATGTTCCTCCAGAATATCCAATATTTGAAGAAATCGTTGAAACTGTACCTTGCCATACTGTATTACCAGTATTATCTCCATCATCGTCATATCTATAAACGTCTCCTACACTTATGGAAGCGTTTGAAGGAAATATAATAGAAACATCAGAACGAGTGTCACAAAGTCTTGCAACTGTCTTAAAACTATCTAAATCAATATCTTTTTCAAGATCCAACCCTTTACCATATCTCTTATTAGTAATATAGTCTAATAATTGCATAGCAGGATTTATTGTAATTCTATTATCGGGTTTTGTTAAAATATCTATTTTATCCGCAACTCTAGTACCGCCACCGAGACCCGCCGCACTAGTAGGAGCTAGAGTAAAGTCTCCAGAAGCATCAATATCCCAATCATGACTAACAATAGCGACTACTGCACTAGAGGAAGAACCATAAGTAATATTCTTACTTTTTACTATTAAACGTTTCTGAATGACCCTGGTTCCGTCCTCTTTGGTTCGGGTTACCTTCACTATCATACCGAAGTAATAATTCTCGGTTGTATTACCTCCCGGAATAACTATTGCTTTAGGTACTCGCACAGAAGGGATATCCGTTGTATTCCACCCATTAGCAGGAAGTATATTAGAAATATTATCTATGGTAAGAGTAGAAGAATTTACCTTAGAACCATCAGAATTGGAGGTAACAAAAAATGAATAGTTTATTTTAGCTCTGGCTTCGTCGGAGGCGGATGAGGCAAAAACAGGAGCAAGTCCATCGGCGTATTCCAATGCTTTTGCAACGAATTCCCCTTGGTCTCCAGTTCCGGCATTAAGTACAATTTTTGTACCATTAGCTGTACCCCCGGAATAAGAAGCAACAGTAGCTGTTAAATTCTTTACTATACTAGCAGCGGTTATACTCTTATGTTCATGTGTATTAAAATACCAACGTTTGCCTGTGGAACCCTTCATATAAAAGCTAGTAGTAGTTCCTAGCCCAGGATCAGAGGCAAATCTCCAAATTTGATGTTTTCCTGTATCTGTACTTACAGGAGGATCCCCTGTTGTACTACCATCTGAATCTTCATCATAATAAGTATGGAAATCAGCAATCGTAATAGCTGAACCAATTTGTGCGTCTCCACTAGTTTTATGTAATGTAACGGATTCCCCTAACTGAAAATCAGTAGGATTATTATGTGCAGGGTCTGCTGTAGGGGGAAAAGGATCCTCCCTATAAGACCAATCATAGTTATGACAAGGAAGAATACGACCTCGAACTACAAAGTCTAATTCAGGAATTTGTAAATCTTCCTCTGTAATCTCAAAGTGACAAACTACATAAGCTGTATCTAGTAATCTATGGTTTGGTCCCCAGTAGTTTGATTTATCATCAGAATCGAAATACTGATCTTGAACTAAAAATTCTCCTGCTGCTGCTTTATGAACTAAAGTTTGATCGGCCTCTTGATCTGGTTTTCCTCTGTGGAAGATTAACTTTGTATTAATTGGTGTTTCAAATACATGACCTAATTTATGTCGTATACCTGTTGCAGGGCTTTTTGTATTATTTTGTACATCTGAAATTGGAGTCCAACCTAATTCTGGAGCAAACACCATCATTTCTCGTGGACCGCCTTTATAGTCTACTCCATTAATATTAATACTACCGTAAGGGCCTGCATGTATATAAGAGGTAGATGTAGTATGTAATGATTTAGAAGCTAAAGTATCCCCTCTATCCTTTCTACCTTCACAAACAACACTTACTGCATCGGAGTCAGAGCTTCGGGTTCCTGAATCATTTGCGTCTGCACAAATTCTGCTTTTATCATCAATATAAATATCATATAAACCACCAATTTCTCCTTCACATAAAGCGTATGCGGTATATACATTATTAGTTTTATTTTTATCTAAATCAACAAAAATAGGAAAACTATCAATTCTATTAACACCATATACTACTGGTAGACGACGAGCATCTAAATTAAACTTTAATTCTATTTCACGTTCTACTTCTACTTCATACTCGATAGTCCTACCACTGCCAAAACCTAAAAAGCCGGATTTCTTAAACCTATACTTTGTTTCTGTTGCTTTATACTGTGATATTAAATTAAGTGCTTGTTCGGAGTGCGCAAATCCAAAATCATTTATATACTCTGGGCGAACAAGGGCTGCATAATCAGTTTCCCCCTGTCCATTAATTCCTCTATGTTCTGTATCTGAAGTTACACGTCCATTTACAGTTACAAAATCACCCCAATGACTTGTAAGACCCCAAGTAATTTCTGATACTTTATTAGGATCTTCTTTTAGTTTTACATTGGCAATTATACCTTTAAAAATTAAAATTGGACCAGCTATATACGTGTCGTCATAACCTTGCTGAGTACTATTAATTATCGGGGGAGCAGACCTTCCTATAATCTCTCCGGTAGTAGGATCTAATAATGCTTTATAAACATAGACCTCTCTATTTATATAATGGGCATAACTAGACTCATCTTTACCGGCGAATAAACTGGAGTGCTCTTCCGTTTCTATTGTAAAAGTATAATTGGCGTTCGAACTGGCGGAAACTCCTCCTGATTCTAAAATAACGGTAACTGTTTTATTGGCATTTCTAAAGCCAGTAATAATTATATACTTACCATTATTACCATCATCTGAAGCAATTCTAATTTTATCTCCTTCAGAAAAGCCTGCTTCAATCCAACTCTCGCTAATTTCTACAGTAGCAGGGTTAGAATCATGAACAATAGTAGTACTAGCAGGGGCTACAGTTGAATTTAATGCTACTGCATCTAGAGTTAAAGACATACTTGTAGCTTTTGCTTGAGTAGTCTCTCCAACTGACCCTACTTTAATTAATCTTTCTGCTACGTAAGTTCGGGAACCATTCCAGTCACCTACTGAATTCTGGCTTCCATCATCAAAGTCTACGTTATGTGACGCATCAGTCAAATAAGAGTAGTCTTGAAAAGCTTCTGCAACTGCTCCCGTAACTGTTTTTATAGGTTTCTCAAATTTTACTAAATGAGCATATAAGAAAGGGTCTCCGCTTCTGAGTTTAGCGGAAACATCTGAATTTATCTGGCGTAGTACTTTTACTGTCATGACTCGGCTTCTTCTAATTTAAGGCTAATACTATATAAATTGTCCACATTTAAGGAGTACTTTTGTAATGCGGAAGGCATTATTACTCGTACTTTTGGGTCGTAAAAAACAAAACTATCGTTATCGTTAGGGGTACCACTGGCAGTAATGCTTTTTGTTAGACCGGGGGTGAATGTAATTCTTACTTGATAATCTGCAGGACGTGCTAAGTTACTATCATAATGATCGTAAGTCTCTACTCTGGTAACCATATACGCTTTTGTATGATTGGTTGCTTTGGAGTCTTTTACAGTAAATAAATCACCAACGCTAGGTGCTCCATGCCCTCTCCAATTATAAGTTCTTTCATCATGTATTGTAATTGCAAAAGTAATATCAGCACTCGCCCCAATTAAATCTTTGTTAATAGTTATATTACTACTATTGGTATAACCGCTTCCTGGGTTTGCTATTTTAACTGTGGGAGTAACACCATTACCCACAGTTGTAGTTACATCAAATGTTGCTCCAGTACCTCCACCTCCAGTACTAGCAACTCTGGTGTAAGTGCTCGCAGTAGTAAAATTAGCAGAACTAGGTGTATTTATCGCGTATACGGCTCCTGAGATTCCATCCCTTCTACCCTGAAGCAATAAACTTGTTGACCCCGCTGCTCCTTGAGTAGGGTTTGTATCTGGAAACAAATTTACATTATTTGCTGTAGCTGGATTAATAAAAGTACTAAAAGTACTATCTTGCGGAGTCCTATATTGTGGTAGAGATACATAAAAAGGGTGTATTGCTCCATTACGTTGAAGTAAAAACGTATAAATAGGATTAAACTCTGCAAGAGTCATTTTATTATATTTGATATTAATATTCCACTTGTGTCCCGCTATAGATCGTGCTGAAACTCTTTGAGAATTTGTTCTACTTATAAGAGTTTTCTGATCGGAAACAAGGTCGACAGAAGCATAACCAGGGCCTGTAGACCCTGTACCAGAAGCTCCAGCGGTCGAAATAAGATTATTGGGATCAGGTAGCGTATCCTGATAACTAGTAAAAGCTGCCACTATGCTCTCCTATATCCTGCGAATGGAGTACTATAAATACTTGTATCAATATTTTCTAGAAAAGGGTCTCCATATTCATTTGCGGCTGATCTTATCATGCCTATTATATTACCTTGTTGTTCTGTTAGTACTTCTTCCACTCCTACGGCATCAATAGTATTAATATTAAAGGTTACGTTATTTCCGCCTGCCATATTTTCAGTATCATCTGCAGGGACTATTCTTCCTGGTCTGTCTGGCATGAATAACTCAGGACCTTGCTCTCCGACTACATAACCGGCTGTTCCACCTGCCGCTCTATATCGTTTTCCTGCGAAAGCATTTTGGAAGTTTTCTGGACCTCCTATACCAGAGGCGCCTCTCATGTAAGCGAGCTCTCCAGCCGCTGATTGTGATTTAGCAAAATCTACACTATTCCTTCTCTTTCCTGCACTAACAGAGCCCGGTGCTTGTGGTGCTTGTGCTGCTCCACCATCGTACTGCATGCCAGAAATTAAAGAAATCTGCATTGCACCCATTGCAGCAGTTAGACCTGCCATTATAAAACTCCAAGGCGGAGGTAAACTAGAGAGTGCCATTGCTATACCAGCAGCGGTTGCCATTACAGCTTGGGCTAATTGTAATTTCTTCTGAGTTTCGAAAGCCTTTCGCTTCATCTGCTCTTTCTTTGCTTCTAATTCTTTTATTTTCGCTACACTTTTTGCGGATTGACCATCTCGTTTCTTTTCTGCCGCAATTTCTTTATCGATCGCAGCGATTGCAGCTTTTGATTTTGCAGCTTGCATTTGAGCGATTTGCCCAATCATTCCTGCAACTGCACCTAAAGCTTGACCTACGACTTTGGCTTTACCCTGTAAATCCATTGCGTCGAAAGCTTGGCCTAATGTTTTTATCTTACCATCGCTTTCATCAACCATCTTTTGGAGGTCGCCTGTTATTCCTTGAAAAGTGGTTGCAAATATATCGGTCATTGCAAAAGCGCCTTCACTTAACGAAGCCATTAATTCACCTTCAGGACCCATTTCTTTCATCTGATCCATCATAGGTTGTAACATATTACTCATAGCTTTTACTTTGTCGCCAAAATCCTGCTCACTAAATGCATTATTTTCATCAGCGAACGCATTTTGCATACGCTCAAATGTAGTAGATCCTTGAGTAGTAGAAGCCATAAATGCATTTCGTACAGCTTCATCATCCTGAGTAGTACTTGAAGCACCGGTCAAATTAGCTATATGCGCGTCTGCTAACCCTCGCTGAACTTGTCCTTTAGTGGTTTGTATCAGTTTCTGTGCATCTTCCAATGCTTGAGTGGGTAAATCTAAAGATTTTGCTTGAGCAATAAGATAAGCATATTTTGCATCTAAAAGGGTATATTCAATCTCAACACCCATCATTTTAAGAGCAAATTCCTGATTAAGAGCCTTGATATTATCATCTCTCATTTTTGCGTTAATATCTCGCTCTTCTTTAGCAGTAAGTTGTGTTGTTTTCCTTCTCGGATCAGCAAACGCAGCTTCTTGCATAGAAAGACGTAGTAGTTTTTCCTTAGCGGTTAATGACATCTGAGTTGCGGCGGCAGCTTTTTGCATAAGCCCTAAAGACTCCTTATCTGCAGCTGCTTGAGCTTGTGCGGTTTCCCATGTTTTTGTACTCAGATCTTTTTGTTCCGCTTTTATTGCATTTCTTTCTTCATCGATTTCTTTTAATCGAGTCGCTTTTTCTTCTTCCTGCTCAAGAATTTTAATCATGAACTCTTCTTTATCTAATTCTTCTATTTTTGAATTAACTAAGTTATCCTGCATTGTGTGGATACGCCCTAAAATCTCAGGTGAAGCTTTTTGAAGATGTTGCACTTGTTTTAATTCATTTTTTTGTTGTTTTATAATCCCAGGAAGTTTAGTTAATCTATCTGCAGTGTCTCGTACTTGCTTTTTTAACTTATCAAAGGTTACAACAGGATCCTTAAGATCTTTGTCAAATCTTTTTAATACTTGTACAAGCGGGCTATCATTCTCGTTTCCAAGAGCGAGTCTCAGCTCCTCGGCTTCTGCAGTTAAATCCGTAGTTCCCGCTTTAGTCTGATTTAGAGCTTTATCTATACCGTCTATGCTATCAAGAATATCATCATAAGGGCCTTTATTCTTTTCCGCAGATTTACCGAGATCTCCTAACAGTTTTTCAGCGGAAGCATTAGCGCTGTCTAAAAGGGATACTACTGTTTCTGATGAATCGGGAGGGTTTATAATACCATTAATGTTCTCCATTAAGGTTTCTGGCCCTAACGCTTGCATCTGCTTTAACTGATCATTTAATCTAGCTACGAATTTGTCAGGCATTTTATTTGCTTGAGCTGCAGCTATTGCGTTTTCTTGGAACTTTATAAAAGGCTCTACACTTACTTTGTTGACTTCTGCGTCTAACTTTTGTGTCTTCTCGGTTAAGTCTTCTACAGCACTTGCTGCTAATTTTCCAGGAATTCCAAATAATAATTTATTAAATATGGGATTCTCTGCCCAATAAGTTACTCGCTTCTGAGCCTCGGCTAGCTCCAGAAAAGCTGTTTTTAATTTATCTATATTTTCATTAATTTGTAATTGTCCGATTTCCTTCAGTCTATCTCTTAAGTCCGCTGAGGTTCCGGCAGTATTCCTTATAGTGGCTTCCCAAGTCTTCCACTTTGTATTTTCACCTTTTAAATCAATATCTTCTAAAACACCTTTCAAAGTATTAGCTGAGTCAGTTAAATGATCGAGGCTATCAATAATTTCATTTTGTTTTTTAACGGTTTCTCCGTCCCCGAACCACTCATCCCACTTACTAACAACCAAACCTATGGCCATGCCTATTAAACCCAGCCATGGCAGAGCAACTAGAATTGCTGTCCCTAGTGCTCTGAAGGAGAGTGTTGCTCCATAAACAAAAGTTTTAAGAGTAGCGAAACTTACGGATGTAGCACCATTCATCACCGCAGTCATAGCAAGCTCTGCTTTATAGAATCTAATAGCAGAGACGATTCCCGTATATGCGCCTTTTAGATTCCATTTTGAAGCCGCATCAAGGGCAGAAGCAGCGGCAGAAGCTCTAGAAGCCTGGATCGAGGCCATCATAGTTACTTGTAATTGCGCTTGTGCATTTGTAACATTTTGTAAAGCTAGTTTTTTCTGATTTAGTGTTGCAGTATGGGTTCCGTCAGCGGCTTCAAGTGTAGTTAAATTAGCTGCACGATCCGTAGCAGATTGATTTAAGGATTTTTGTGCAAGTTCCATTTCTTCGAAGGAAGCAGTACCATTTTTTATGCTATGGGATAGTTGATTGTATGCTTTGGGCAGGTCTCCAGTAGTAGCAATATTTTTTTGAGCCTCAAGTGCTGCTTGTGCTTGTGTTTGTGCAAATTCCTTAAAACCTTTGGCAGCACCTGTTAGACCCGGCAAAAGGGTACTTCTAATAGTACTGGCAAATAGAAGAACTCCACCAATTAATCCCAGTTTGCTTTTTGAGAAAAATTGGGCAAGAGGTACAACAGCGTTATTTATAAAAGTAACAAATGATTTTAATAAATCGGAAAGAGCTGCAGCAAGCTGATCATATGGATTAACATCAATAGCTTCAGCAACCCCAGAGAAAGCTTCTGTACCTTCTTTAATAATTGCATTTAAAAAAGCTTGACGTTGTTGAAAATGTGTTAATTGGCTTGCAGTCGTACCTATCTGTGCCGCATAGTCTTCCGAAGCCTTATCCAAACGAACCATAATACCTAGTTCATCTAACAGTTCTGGTTCTAACTTTGCGGCACCACGTATCAAACGATTCAAAGCATCGGTCATATCTCGACCAAGTGCTAAAGAGGCACCTTTTGCAACTTTACCTAACTCTGCTATTTGAGTTCCTGAGAAACCTGACGAAGTTGCAAGCGCAACAGAAGACATTGCTTCTTGAGTAGAAACAGCCTCACCAGTAATCTCTCTTAATCTATCAGCAATATAAGGAAGGTTTCTACCAGCGACTTCTCCAGTATAGGCTAAACCTGCTGCTAGTTGTTCTGCGGCTGCAGCTCTTTGTAAAACTCCAAATGCTGCTGTCAAAGCAAAAACGTTAGCGGCTAAAGTAGCATAAGCTCCTACTAAGCCCCCTCCGCCTACCATGCTTTGGTTCATTTTTGAGAAAGCTTTTGTGGAGTTCATGCCCGCTTGGGCTACTCCTTTATTTCCTTTACTCCATCTATCCGCCGCTTTGGTAGCGCGGTCTGTGGAAGCAGCAGCATTATTAATAGCTCCTGCTGCAGAATCTGCATCTTTCGCCAGTATTCTCCATGAACCGTCTTTTTTAGCTTTGACGGTAAAGGTAATGCTATTTTCTGCCACTATACTTTCTCTTTAGCTTTTCATGCTCCCTCTTCAAACGTTCTGAAGATTCTTTAATTGCTCGCTGATCCAACTGATGTAAAATATCTAGTACAAAAGAGGGGTCTTCAATACCATACACATCTAATAAAATAGGTAGATTTGTATAATCTTTCCCCACATATCCTATATCAGGATACACTCTATCTCCTAAGTAATTGAAGATAACGGCTGCATCATTTACTTCTGCTGGAAAGTCCTCCCAATCTGGAGGCATTTCTTCAGGTTTAATCGGTTGTCCCATTTGTTCTTGCATTTCAAAATAACGCTCTCGCGTCATTCCAGAATCAAGATTTTTGAACAGCTCCTCCAGCTTTTCTAGGCATAGGCTCCTTTGGCTTGTTACGAAAATTATCTAAGTCAAAGACTACCTCATTGAGCCATGTATCAAATTCTGTAGATGAACTAACTAAGACTTCTGCATTTTCTTCTGAGTATTCCACTTCAGTATTTTTGTCTTTATCACCTATATCTATTAAAATTAAAGTTTCAAGATGTTCTAGAGTTAGTCCTTTCCAATTTTTTACACTGGCTTTTGTAAACAAAGTTACAAACTTATCCTCATCCAAAGTTTCTTCGATTTGTCGTGACTTTCGATTAAACTTAGAGGTTGTACATCTTTTTCTTAATCCTGTTAATTCTTTTCTGGAAAGGTTTGCAACCTCTACAGAAAAACCTTCTAGGCCGGAAAAATCAATCCACACTGATTTTGTATCGACCACTAATTGTTTTAAATCCATACTACTTTATACTCCTATGCTGTGTTATAAGTTATTACGCTTGAAAGCGAGGTTGGGTTTTGTGTCATTCTCCAATCATACCCTTCAGAAAATACCTCTGATGGCTGAATTCGATTCGTAAATGAGCAATTACTTATATTAAAATCTACGCCATAAAAAGGTGTTACTGAACCTGCTTTTATTCTTACGCTAGTATTCCTACTCCACGTAAGTAAATCGGTTGATCCTTGTTCTAAATACTTTGATATTGACCCTGATAGTACTCTAGTTCCTACTGTAAAGTCTGTAGGGTACATAGAATTTGTATTATCAGTTGCCTCTAATCCCCCTTGTATAGTGGTATGTTGATTCCACTGGATATCATTTTCTAACTCTACTGAAATGCTTACAGGAGCTATATCTGTGCTACCAATAGTGCACTGAGTGATACGGGCTAAGTTGTAGGTACTGGTAGTAATACTGGTGTTCTGTGCAACACCTGGTATTGTTCCAGTAAATTTTGACAGCTTAGATGCTTCGCCTTCTACCGTTAAACTCAGGGGTTTAGATTTATTAATCTCGAACGACCCATTTGTAATAACGCCCTTTTCCAGCTTAAAGTCATCTTGCGGAGTAGATATGTATAAATCAAAAGTTGCATAATCAAGTAATCTTTCAAATACAATTTTATTTCTTACTTCTTGTAATAACGGAACAGTGAATGAAAAAGTTGCAGGCTGTGCTTTATTTATTATAGAACCTTCAAAACTAGCTTGGTTATGTAATGTTTTTACAGCATACGACGTTTCTGTGAACACTTGACCGAAAGTAATTTCACTTATATCTAGCTTATACTGCTTGCTACTATGCACAAGATATAAACTAGCTTCTCTTTTATAAGTAAATTCTGCCATGTCATTCCGTTTTATATGATAAGGGGCTCCAAAGAGCCCCTCTCTTTACCCTATATATTATATTTCAAAACACCAACAATGTCAAGAATTATTTTTAAGGGGTTATACACCGATGTACTTGAGTGTTACTTCATCAGCTTCACTTACACCTGTACCCAATCCATGGAAGTTAGTTTCCAAAGAAATTACGTCCTCAATAGAGTGACTTGGGATCTCTAAGTGAGCGGTAGGCAACGAAATTTCAAAACGAGGCTTCGTAGTATCAGTACCACCAACTTGTAAGGTAATTGCAAACTTATTAATAACAGTGTTAACATCCGAAACTAAGTCCGCAAACAAGTCACGACTTCTATTGGTTGCCGCATCCGAACTTGCTAAGTAGCAAGTGGCACTACCAGTAACTGTTCTAGTTCCTGTTACGTGTTCTATCGGCTGGTTAACCTTTCCAAGTTCTTCCGGAGTTAGATAAGAAATATTGTTACTAATTGTAACATTTCCACCAGTTAACGCAACGGAATAACTAGTTTCATACGAGTCAGAGTTACCTGCCGCATTTGTAAAATTTGTTGTACTTTGGAAAGTACTTTCTGGTGCCAATGTTAGCTGAGTTAGTCGGTTACGGATAAAGTTTCCAGTATCAGTAGTTCCTTCATCTATAGCTGCATACCAACTGGCTGCTGCATTTGCTGTGGCTGTTGACATATAAAACTTATCATTGTCATCAGTATCAATCCAAATTGCTCCTTCTGCACTTGGGTTTGGATAAGTTGTTGCCGCAGTATACTGTCCAGCGCCTAGACCTGTGGGTACTTCCTTAATTTGACCCGCCATTCCTGACCAGTTAATAGAAGCAATACCATCTATATCAAAATCAATAGATGCCTCATTAACAACAGCATTCTCTAACTTATAGAGCAATCGGCCTGCACTTCTATCACTAAACACATAGTATAGATCAAAGGTACCTAGAGCTGCACGACTAGAGTCGTAAAAGTTAATATCGAGATCTGTTGTATCTGAAGTCATACTTTCAGAAGTTACAGTAAGAACTAAGTTATCGTCGTTAGCGCCTCCACCAATAAGCTCACTATCAACAGTGATTGTATTACCAGTATCAAACTGAGTTCCACGCTCGGAAATAGTTACGGTTGCAGCACCACTACCATTAACAACTATCGAAAGTACCGCATTGGTTCCATCAGTATTACTACCTGAACCTGCAGCTACAGTACATCCCGTACTACTTCCAGAAGCAGCAGTTGGTACAGCAACTGTATAAGTATCTGCAGTTCTATCACTATCAGTTCCACCACTAGTGACTGCTAGTGAGGTGATTGCTCCACCGGTTGACCCATGTTTAAACTTACCAGTACTGGGTACATAAACGTTTTTACCCGCCATTGCTACCCAAAGGGCTTCTTCAACTGCGTGTTGATGGTTGGCAGTACTGTCTGCTTTTCCATTAGTATTGCTTTTTGAACCTGTTGATTTAAAAGGTCTTACGTATGTACTGAAAGACCATTCGGCAGCAGATAGAGAGTCAGTAAACATTTTACGACCTCTACGAGATCTACCGGATGCATCTTCCATCTCGTTCAACGTTATCTCGGAAGCATTCGTTGCTTGAGAAAAGCTAAAGCCATCAAGCACAGGAATAGACCAGAGATATCCGTCTTTCGCCATGTAGAGTCGCGAATCTCTACTAAAATGTAAATATTCTGCCATAGTTTAATCTCCTATGATCTTGAAAAGACTGGTCGTGAACCATTGTTCGTGCCAGAATTTTCTAATAACGAACTTCTACTAGTACTTCGCCTACTCCTAGAGGTTCGAGTACACCTTCATCAGTATCTATGCTAATGACTGTGATTTGTTGAGTATAATAAACAATATTTTGCTTGTCTGTATACTCCAATCTTGAATTATCTTCTATAACTGTTTCGATGTCTTCCATTAGCTGATTTAGTGCCTCCTGGGCGTCCTCATCCTCTACGTAACATCTAATTGTAATTGTTAAAAATCTATCTCTTACTCCTGCAGTTCTATATTGTCGGGTTTCGTTTCCCGCATTTAGATGAATTGCAGGAAATTCATCAATTTCATCCCAAAACTTTAAACGAGGATGAACATTATCCCCCACATCTGTTAAAAAAGCGCCTTGACCATCGATTGTTTTTAATTTAGTAACAAGAGAGTCTACTATACTCTTTCGTCTAGAAGCATAAGTTCTCGATGTCATTACTGTCTCCTAGTGTATAATCTTCCTAAACCAAATTGTGATACTATCTCTCTTATTGACTGATCAATTATAATTCTAGGATCTCTATAAGCGCTTGCGAACCTACTTCCGCTTCCAGTTTCATAAACTTCATAAGGATCTCTTGCATAAGTATACCCGATACTAGGGTATCCCTGTGCTGTTTGTGAAATATCTGTTGCTCTAACACTAGCTAAAAATCTTCCACTTCTATTTTCCAGTCTAGGATCTACCATCTTTTTGCCTACCCTGTCTTGTAGTTGGGCATTGACTAATCCTATTATATTTTGTATGGCAAATTTAGGTTGTTCTCCTCCAGAAGACCCAGATACGCCTACGGGCAGTCTTGGATCTGAAAATTTTCCTCGTTTACCTCTTGTAACTGTAGCTCCAGCAAGTTTTTTATTTACTGTCTTTTTTCTTGCCTTAATTTTAGTATTTTCAGTTACAACTCTTACGTATTTATTTTTCTTATATGCCTTCGCAATATTATTAATAATAGTTTTACGATCTTTTAATAATAAAGAGTCTGAGCCTTTCAATTCGGAATACATTTCTTTAGGAATACCACCACTAAGCAATTCTTGTAACCGTGTCCGAACAGCATTTAACTTTTCTCGCATTGCCTGGCCTCTTAAAATATTACCAGTTGCTCCTTCCATCGAGACTTGAAATGTCATAACCCCCGTATTGGGATCTCTCATAAAGTCTAAATCAATTCCTAATTTTTTTAAATCCGCTATTAAATCTTCTTCAGCTAGACATTTGCGTTTATCGGTTTTCTGACGAACTATCTTTTTATGAGTATCAAAAGCTTCCCTCATTCTGGTTTCTACCACACCCTGTCCCATAGCATGACCCGAATGCATAGCTAAGCCTTTCATTAGTCTGCCGCCTCGTACATAAGCACCTTCAAAAGCCTCTGAACGAGCAATACCTCCTTCTCCACCTTTTTTTGCTTTTGCACTTAAATGGCCTCGTACTCCATGAAAGAATGCGCCATAGCCTTTATGGTAAGAACGTTTTATTTTATCAAAAACATCTTTCTGACCTTGAGCCCAAGAATTAGGAGGTAATCCAGTTCTAACATCAGTAGTAAATACAAAAGATATTTCACCAGTTGTAGCCTCTTTAAAATTAGCGGCTATACCACCTTTTTGACCTCCGTTGGCTTTTAGGGTCATATTTAATAATGTAGTTCTTAGAGTATTTGTCATGTCTGGAGCTATTTTTCTGACATAAGTATCTAATGCGGCGCTTTTTATCTCCTTTTTAGCCATCTCTTGTAAAAACTCTGAGATAAAATTTTCTTCACTATATACAAAAGTATGAGTACGAAGATTATAAGTGAGTCTTACATCGGCACTAGGAGTTTCTAAGTCCTTACTTACTTTTTCGATAAACGCCATTAATGATTCAGTACTCATTAAAAGTTTTTATATAAGTCTAAGACTCTCTTAATGTGGTCTGGAAATGCAACATTATTTGATTGCCCAGAGCTACCTTGGTTCTGTATACTAGCTCCTGCCATAGTTCGTCGTAATTTATGTTCGTCTTTTAAGTAGTAAGTGATTAAATCAATTACTGCTAGTTTTAAATCTGCCGGAACTGCACTATAGCCGGCGGTATAGACGACTTTAACTGCGTCTACTCCTAATGGCCAGTTATCGTATCTTCCGGCTGAGTTAGTACGTAAAATACTATCTGTATTAGTATCTACAGCGTACTCATATGCTCCCGTTGTTAGTGTAGTATAGGCATCGCTATACCCTTCTCTTTCTTGTACACTTACAATGGTATTAATAGGGCTCTCAGTTAGCTGCACTATATGAGTACCCCAATTAATAGTGAAAGTCTCTGTTTTATTTGATGAATAATAGTCAACAAAACTGTTTGCACAATAAGTTTTTATTAATTGACTCACAGAAGGTATTAATGCATTAATTCTTAAATCCTCTTTTGGAGAATTTAAGCCTTCTGCATCTTTATAATCTAGTAATGTTATTAAATCTGCCATAAATCAACTAATAAAAACTTAGGGGAGGATCCCTCCCCCAGTTTCCATGATTACTAGTAAGTAATCAAAAAGTGCTATTAAGCGTTATCTGCGTATCTCAAGGAACGTGCACCATTAGTAGTTTCAAGTGCCTTGAATCCAAGCGCCTGGCTAGCGACCAGAACATTACGCTGCTTACCAACTTCGTAATCAGTCTCAATGGTGACTCCACGTAGACGTGGGATAACAAAGCGACCTGTATTAACAACGATAGCTGCAGTACCTTCGTCAGCAGGTGACAGTTCGTTAGAAACAATCACAGGTGAACCAAATACAGTACCCATCATGCCATTAATGTTGGCTGCGAAATCTGATCCTGCTTTATCAACAGTTCGGAAATCGCCATCTTCTGCAAGAAGATCATAGTATACAGCAAGGGAAACAACATAAACAAGATCAGCAGGATTAATGCCATACTTGCCCATAGCTTCTCTTCCAGTCTCAAGCATTGATGCTGTAAATGCAGGTGCACCATCAAGTTGTGCAGTTACAACAGTTGCACCTGACAGAAGACCAGAGCTTTTATCAGTTCCGCCTCCACCCGCGAGTCCAGCAATAACGCCTGAAGTACCATAAAGGATTGCAGTATCAGTCGCTACGGCATGAGCTCGTGCAAGTGCTGAGGTAATCATTGGAATAAAAGAAACCAAAGATGTCTCATCTACATCGTTATCGATATAAGTACCTGCTGCGAGACGCTGAGTGTTTAACACACGGTTTGAAACGTCAAACTGGCCATCAGTTCCGCCTACAGTATCCATACGATCGGCAGTTGTATCAACGCTGAACGCTGTACCCCAAGTTGCTCCATTAACATCTGCAACGAAAGGCATAACTGTTGCTCCTGAAGTTACAGGAATCTCACGGAACAAACCAAGAAGTTTAGTTTCTAGCTTAACTTCCTCTTCGAACTGCTGAGTTACAGTTGTATCAAGGTTGGCTGAAGTAGTTTGACTACCAAAAGCCGTACCTTTTTCCATGACTTGCTTACCTAGGCTAGTATCCCAACCTTTCTTTGTAATTGCGCCATAGACTTTGGCTTCGAGAGCCTCCCGACCATAAGCTTCTTCAGACTTGGCAGCAAACTCAAACTTGCGGTTACGCATAGCTTCGAGCTCATCAGCCTTCTCTTTGACTTGGTCTTCATACTTTTTGATAAGCTCATTGATTTCTTCCGCTTTTGCAGCTTCGAACTCTTTTCGCATATCTTCTGCCAAACGGTCAGTGCCTGACTCTACAGCGGTTACTACCGCTTGCTTGACTTCTTCTTCTTGCTGGGTCTTAGCTTCTGCTTCCGCAGCTGCCTTTTCCTCAGCCTCTTTCCGCGCTGCTTCATCAGCAGCTTTTTGCTCGGCTTGCTTCATTGCAATTTTAGCAGCAGTTTCCTCAGCTACCTTTTTAGCAAGAGCTTCCAAGTCAACGGGTTGTTGTGTCTCTTCAGACATTTGTATCTCCTCTTGGACTTGCGCCCCGTCACTATTAGTGAAAGTTTTCTTGAAATCTTCATACTCATCCATCGAATCAAAAGATTTCGCCAATGAAAAAGTAGCTGTTTGATTGCAAGGTACTGAAACAACCGATACCTCAAACAACTCAGCGTCCTTTATTCTTAATCCGTCGGTTTCCTCTATATAATCAGCATCCTTGACTCGGAAACCAACAGAAAAGGCTCCAAGGACACCGTCTTTAACTAGTTCAGCTACATCATTAGCTGCCTTACTAATTTTTGCCGTTAACTCAAGACCTTTTTCGGTAGCTTTTACTGTAGTAGCTCTACCAATCGGTCTATTGTAATCATGATTGAAAAGAATTATAGGATTCTTCTCGAAATTATTTAACCCGCCTTTAGTCCATGCATCCGCTGAGATAGAATCACCCGCGCGATCAAAATCAGCAGTACTAGCCATACCTCGAATTTTAATACTGCCATCATCCTCAGTATGAGACTTAAAAGTAGAAGTTAAATTAAATACTTTTTCCATTCTCTTCTCCTGAGCCTACCTTTTTAACTTTAGGGGCTGCTTTAGCTTTTGGTTTTAAATTCTTAGTTTCTGGGTGCATAGATTTCATATATACTATAATACTCTCCCAGGACTCAGACCAAACCTCATCATCCAGATAAGACTCATCAAACCATTTGGTTTTTATCGCCTCTTCCTTACTTATAAGATACCCTTGTTTAACAGAAATAGCCGCTAAATTTTTTAAGGATAATTGCTTATATTTCTCATGTAAAAGCTTTTTCTTTTTCTTCATTCCTCTTCCTCTTCTACTGGCCTACCGCCTTCATTTGGATTTGAAGCACTACCAGCTATATTTGCTGGTATTCGTAATTCATCATGACCTTCTATAGCTTCGAACCCTAGTTGGGATCTTGCTTCATTTGCACTTATAATGCCGGCATTAACTAAACCGGAATAGTAAAATGATTGATCTCGTAATTCAGGTTGTAGCGCAGGAATATTAGTAATATCCTCCTTTATGCTAAACCCGAAATATCTTTCAAAGCTAAAATTAATTTTTCTTACTATAGGTAGTATTGTCTCTAAGTAGTACATCCTCATGTTGGGACGTATATTTGCATTATTGCCAGAATCTAATAAAATTGGAGGCACACCGACCGCTTTTAGTACAATTTTCTCATTCTCAGCAATAGAACTTTGAAAGTCTAAGTCCTTAAAGTTAACATTTGAAATAGCATCTATTTCTATACCACCATCCAGAATTAAAGGTCTTCTGCCTCCTGCTTCTGGCTTATATCGTATACCCCAGGATTGTATCATTCTTTCTTTAATCTTCTCAGACAAAGTATTTGGGCTTTTTAAAACTAGTCCTGGGACAGCCCCGTTCTTAAAAAAGTTATCTTGAAACTGTCGCATACTCGACATTAAAGCCATAGTACGAACAGCCGGCTTCAGCCTAGAAATCCCTCTATAAATATCATGAAAGGAATTCTCTTTCACATGTATGATTTCATCGGGGGAGTAATCTACTTCAGCATATGTATATCTATCAATGAAAGTTTTTGCATCACTATGTATTGTGACATCTTTGGCGGGCACATGGTACAAATGAGCACCATCGTAATAAATAAAAATGTTACCGTCAAGAATAAAATCAGTAATTAAATTACGTTTGAAAGAGCTGATGTCTTGGAATAAATTAGGTTCCTCGTTTATCAGTTTTTGAACTTTTGAACGTTTTATTCCTCGAACAACCCCTGACATGCCAATAGGCTGTACTACTGCAGGTATTTCTGCACAGTCATCAACAACCATATTTACTGCACGATTGACGATTTCTAAGGTTTCATAATACTTTTCATAGCTTTGTGTATGCTCACGAGAAGATTGTGACCCTGCTCCAAAATACTGCTGAACAGGGTTTAATTTTTCTTCTATATCTTCCTGAGTTCGGAAGAATCTGTCATACCATGCCATGTTTATCTCTTTGAAGCTGTACCCAGCGCATTTGTTTCTTTGCCGTTGTTAATGCGGGGTTGCGGCCATATACTTTGTGTAACTGTCGGTGGTGTCCGTAGCACAAAGTGACAGTGTGCTCATATAATTCTGCCCAATGCTCTTCTATAAAATCATCTCGAATTGCAAGAATATATTTAGGATCGTGTCCGGTCTTTTTCATCCAGTTATGAATGAGAGGTGCTAAGCTGTAATAATGGTGAAAGTCTAATTTGACTTCAGCACCACAGATATAGCATTCCGAGCCCTTTTCGTACTTATTCTTCGCTCTATCTCGGATATA